TTTAGCAATACAAACCATAGCGGTTGTTATACAGTTACACACGTTAAAACCTCCGCAGAACATAAAGTAAACTCTGTAGTAGCCTATAATGACTGTGCAGCTTGTGAAGCAGCAAACTAAAAATACAACAAAACGTTAAATAATTTATTATATATATATGAAACCACAAGTAAAAAAAATACTACAAAAGTTTTCTACGCAAAAAGTAGACTTAAGCATATTAAATAAAGTTAAAGAATCTACTAAAGATTGTGAACGTGGTATAGAATCATTACAGATGATGCACCAAGAAGTTAAAGAATCTATTGCTAAAATAGATAAAGAAGCTAAAAGACTTGAAGCAGTAGAAAGACTTGCTAAAAAAACATACTTTCAATACAGAGAAGCATTAGAGGATTTAGGGTTTGATAATCCTGATTCTATGCCTGAAGCAAAAAAATTATTTAATGCTGCAGAAGATCTTGTGCAAAAACTTAACGAAGTAAATAAGATAAAATTATAAGATATGAAACCAGACGTACAAAAGATACTTACCAAGTTAAGCGAAAACAAAGTTGAGTTAGGAAGTATTCAAATGTTAAATAAAATTATTTCAGAAGGAAAAAAAACTTATAATAGGGGGGTTAAATTTGTTCAAAATAGAGAAATCTTAACTAAAGAAGCAAGGACATTAAATGCTGATGCAACAGCCCTTTTAAAAGGGGGTAAAAAACTAATACAAGAATTTGAAAAAAATGCAAAAGATTTAGGTTTAAACCCAAATAGTGTTAAAGAATTACAAAAAGCAATAGATGTTTTAGGTGTTATGGACACCATTGATAAACAAACTAATGGATATACAAAAATTCGTAATTAAAATTTAAAAACACAACAAACTAAAAACTAATTTATTGTAATATATATGAAAGCAACAGATATGTTAAACAAAGTAAAAGAACTTGTTGGTGTAGAAGCATCTGAAGAAACCCAAGAAGTAAAATTAGCACAGGCTACTTTGGAAAACGGTACTGTTATTGAAAGTGAAACTTTTGAGGCAGGAAGCGAAGTATTTATCGTTACCGAAGAAGAAAAGGTGGCTTTGCCTATTGGCGAATATACCCTTGAAGATGGTGAAACATTAACCGTTGAAGAAGAAGGTATAATTGCATCTATAGGTGCAGCAGTTGAGGAAGAAGCACCTGCTGAAGAAGAAGCATCTGAAGAAGTAAAAGCTGAAGAAGAAGAAATGGCTTATGCTACTAAAGAAGAACTTGCAGAATTAAAATCAATGGTTGAAGAAATTAAATCAATGATTGAAAAAGAAGAAATGTCTGAGGAAGGCAGTTCGGTTAAATCTGAAGAAACTACTACAAAGGTTGTTTACTCATCTAAAGAAGAAATGAGTGAGCAAGAACCAGAAAAAGTAAAACATAACCCTGAAGCAGTTGCAGACAAACAACTAAACCTTTTAAGCAAAAACAAAAGAGGTATGTCTACAATGGACAGGGTATTACAAAGAATGGTAAATAATAATAAATAAAAATAAATTAAAAAATGGCTACAATTACAACTTCAAATGATGTATTAAGGGCAAGATCAAAGCAAGAAACTTTGACAACGTCTGGTGCTGTAGAAGCTAACCAAGCTGGTGCAGAATTTAATATCGCAACTGATGCTCTAACTATTACCCTACCTCTTATTGATTCAAACAACATAGGTATGGAGTTTACATTTAGAAATACAGGTGCTGATGGAAACAATATTATTACACTTTCTCCAAACGCTTTGGATGGTGTAAACGGAAGTATTGCTAACGCTGCTGCTGATTCAGTAGCAAGTGGTACTGTAAACAAAGATTGGGTAAACACAAAAGCAACTGCTAATAAAGGAGATTTTGTTACACTTAAAGCTGTAGCTACTACTGAGTGGTATGTTACAGGTGGTGTAGGTATCTGGGCTTCTGAAGCATAATTATTAAAAAATAAATATTTTAAAAAATGGCAACAACAACTTCAATTACTACTACTTATGCTGGTGAGTTTGCAGGAACTTATGTATCTGCAGCTTTGCTAAGTGGTACAACTTTGGCTAACGATTTAATCACTATCAAGCCAAATATCAAATTTAAAGAAGTGATGAAAAAAGTAGCTTCTGATGACATCGTAAAAAATGGTTCTTGCGACTTTGATTCTACTTCAACTTTAACATTGACAGAAAGAATTTTGACCCCAGAAGAATTTCAGGTAAACTTGCAACTTTGTAAGAAAGACTTTATTTCTGATTGGGAAGCAATTTCTATGGGTTATTCAGCTTATTCTGATTTACCTTCAAGTTTTTCTGACTTTTTAATTGCACACGTTTCTGCTAAAGTAGCACAAAGAATGGAAAACAACATCTGGGGTGGTAGTAACGCAACAGAAGGACAGTTTGACGGATTTAGAACTACACTACTTGCTGACGCTGATGTAACAGACGTAGGTGGAGGTGCTGCGGTAACTGCTGCAAACGTTATAGATAAACTTGGTTTGGTAGCTGATGCTATTCCTCAAGCTGTTTATGGTGCTGACGATTTATTTATATATGTATCTTCTAATGTATATCGTGCTTATGTACGCAGCTTGGGAGGTTTTGCAACAAACGTTGGTGCTGCTGGTACTAACGATCAAGGTACACAATGGTTTAACGGAGGTGCTTTAACTTTTGATGGTATAAATATTGTATTAGCATCAGGTCTTGCAGCAAACACTATGGTAGCTGCTGAAAAAAGCAACTTGTTCTTTGGAACAGGATTGATGAACGACCAACAAGAAATAAAAGTCATTGATATGGCTGATATTGACGGTAGTCAAAATGTAAGAGTTGTAATGAGATTTACTGCTGGTATTCAACACGCCATCGGTTCTGACATTGTATTATATTCTTAATAAATAAATAAACTAATATAAAGGGTGGGTGAGCCAATGTGCCTACCTACCCTTTTTTAATACTATAACTTATGGCTTGCGATTTAACACTTGGGCGTAAAGAACCCTGTAAAGATGTAGTAGGTGGTCTAAAAAATGTTTATTTTGTTGCGTTTGGTAAATTAGGAACGGTTTCACTAACTAATGACGAAATAACAAACTTAACAGGAGATTCTGGGTCGCTTACAGCATTTAAATACGAATTAAAAGGCAATAGTAGTTTTGAGCAAACTATTAACGCCTCACGAGAAAATGGTACAACGTTTTTTGACCAAACACTAAACCTAACGCTTAAAAAACTTACCAAAGAAGATAACAAGGAGTTAAAACTTCTTGCCTATGGCAGACCACACGTGGCTGTAGAGGATTACAATGGTAATGTATTTATGATGGGTACGGAACACGGAGCGGACGTAAATGGCGGTAGTATCGTAACAGGGGCTGCAATGGGTGATTTAAGCGGATATACACTAACGCTAAACGCACAAGAAACTGCACCTGCTAACTTTATGGACTCAGATACTAAAGATATTGACTTCCCATTTAGTGTAGTAGATTATGCTGGATTAGACGGAACTGTAACAATTACTTTAGGAACAAATTCTTAATCTGTTTTAATTTTGGTTTTAGAAGGGGTAGCAGAAATGTTACCCTTTTTTTTGTTAATTATTTGTTTATTAAAAATATTGTTGTATATTTGTATCAGCAATAATGCTAAACAATTTTACAAAAGGGGTTAAGAGCCTCACATAGCTTTCAATATATTAGATGATTTATTTTCAGTAGAAGATTGTAACAATTTAGAAAAACAACTACAATCATTAAATTTTTTAAAACAACTTTCAAATGAAGCCTTTGATGATGGTTTTATGGAAAGGGCAGAGGAATTAGCTAATGTAATTAGTGATTTAAAAGATTCTTTAGGTATTCCACACTTTAAAACACAGTTAGAAGATAAAATGTTTTGTAGTGCTTTTTTAGAAAAGAAACAATTTTTACAAGATCAAGAAGATAGCAATCCTTTAAGAGTTGCAGGTAATAATTTAATACAATCTTTAAATCTTTTGTAATTTAATTTTAACTTTAAATTAGGGTGGCATTAGCTGCCCTTTTTTTGTAACAATTTGTTACACATATAACACATTTATTGTTTTTTGTTATAAAACTACACTTTTTATGTTATTGTTAATAAAATGTTTATATTAGTTTAAAGATTAAGTTCTTTGACATAATGTATAACGTAAAACAATAATCAAAATGAAAAATTTTATTTATGATGATGGTGGTAGGTCTGCTGCAGGTTTTAAAGGTGAAGCAAGAGATTGTGTAACAAGAGCCATAGCGATAGCCACAGGACAACCTTACAAAAGAGTTTACAATGAAATTTTTAAGATGCAAGGTTACACACCAAGAAACGGTGTATTTCGTAAAATTTATGAAAAGTACCTAAAGAATTTGGGTTGGAGTTGGAAACCAACAATGTTAGTTGGTCAAGGCTGCAAGGTGCATCTAAAAAAAGATGAACTTCCTGATGGTACAATTATAGTCAGGCTATCAAGGCATTTAGCAGCAGTTCAAGATGGTGTAGTAATGGACACTTTTGACTGCACAAGGGAAGGTAGGCGGTGTGTTTACGGTTACTTTTATAAAGAGGGGCATTAGCCCCTTTTTTTTTGCTTTATAAATAACAAAATTTAGGTTTTTTTATTGTATATATATGATTATACTACAAGAAACAGGATCAGCCCAAAACCTTGATTTTATTCCAAGAAGTTTTACAAGTGGTGCGACCTATAATGTATCAATAGTAAACGAACAAACCAACAAAACGGTTTACAATCAAAACACAACTGCCATATCACAGATATTGTACTACAATAGATACAACGCAGCCTTTGGTTTAAAGGTAGATAACTTTTATATGCTTACAATTAAAGCAGGTGCTGATGTGGTTTTTAAAGACAAGATATTTTGTACAAATCAAACAGTAGCAGATTACACAGTAAATAACAGTCAGTACACACCTAACGATACAACAAACGAATTTATATTTGCTTAATGGAAAATTTACACATAATAAATTTATCATCTTATAATAAGCCTAAAATCACAGAAGATAAAAAACGTGATTGGGTAAACTATGGAGAAGATAACGATTATTACTCTTATCTAATAGGCTTGTTTACTGATTCAACAACAAACAACGCAATTATTAACGGAGTAAGTCAAATGATTTACGGAAAAGGTTTAGATGCGTTAGATAGCAGTACAAAAACT